GTTGCCATATTTTGTGGATTAACTGAAACAGCCGGTAAAAAATTATTTTGATTACCTAAAGCAGCAGTTCCTACAAAAAAAGCATTTGAAAAACTAACAGCCTTTATTCCCGCTCCCGAAGCTATAACGGAAGATTGCTCGGTTCTAGAAGATAACGAAGCTATGTAACCTAGTTGTTGTAAATTTACATTTTGGGCAGTATCAGAGGTTTCTAGAACGGCTCTAAACTGAAACCCTCTACCTTTAAAAGTACCGTTTGCTATATCATTATAATCTGAATAAGTTGGACTACTACTGGGATCTGTTTGCGTAGTTCTTACGGTTAATCTTGCGTTTGCATCGTTAGCTATAGAACCATCAAAGTCTGTCCATGTATTTATAAGTTCAGTTCTATTATCAAATTCATCGCCCGTATAGAAACCAACACCTTGGAAATGTCTAGTTATAGAAAGTGAAAATACTCCGCCTAAATCTAAAGTATCGGCAAAGTCATAAGTACCGGTTGCATTATTAACAGGATTAGAAAGAATTAAACCACCTTTCGAACTGCTATATTCTGTATTCGTAAATAAACTAGATGTCGTGTTGTTAAACGGAGGGGAATCATTATCTTCTCTATCTTCTTTAACAATTATTTCGTCAATTATTTGTACCGATGTCAGTCCTACGGTTGCCTCTAATGGACTAAAACGACCTCCGTCATCTTGAAATTTTACTAAATAAGTTCCGGCCAAAGCGGGGCAAATAGCTTCCGTTGCGTTGCCGGCAACCGCTTCTATAATATCTTGGGCGGCTTGGAATGTAGCCGCTCCCCCCGTTAAACGACTATGCCTTACATAAACTCGCCCTCCATGCAAAACATCTATAGCAGTTGATTGATTAAATCTCAATCTAATAAATTGTTCATTTATAGGTTCTATTGTTAATCCTGTAACATTTTCGGGTGCAGCAGTTTTACCAACCGCAGTAAATGTTGCTTCAGCAGAATCAGTCGATAAAACTAAAGCAGCATTATATGAAAAAACTTGAAAAGTATATTCGCCTATGGGAGTATCTAATAAATCAAAATCAGAACTAAAAACTACTTGTGAAACATAATTACCATCTTCGAATTTGTAATTTACTAAATATTGCGTAACTCCTTCTACTGGCTGCCAATCTACAATTAATTTACTTCTAGCAATATTATTTATAACTACTGTTTGTTCAGTAATTTTAAGGTTACTTGGTGCCGGTGCAGGTTGGTTTAAAATAGATATTGTTCTTGTAGGCAATGCTGTTCCATCTTCAATAAAAGCGTATTTACCCTCTACATAAGCTAAAGCCGAAATAGTATAATTTATCTCATCTTGTTCTTCTACCGATAGAACCCTAAAGAGTTGAGTTTGTAAGGAGGTACTCGATAATAAATATGGCGAGTTTACATTGGGGACACTTGTAAAATTAGAAGATACTGTTAAAACAGCCCCCGTTACTAGTGTTATATTTCTTTCTTCTACGTTTCCATTAGGAAGAATGACGCTGATTTTTGGGTTATCGTTTAAGTCGGGAACATCGGTTTCACTTGCAGCATCAATAGTTATCGTATTATTAGTAGCGGCTACTATTCTCCCACCTCTTCGTTTACCGGCTCTTACAGGGTCGTTAATAGCTATCACTCCACCCGGTCGAACTATACTTCCACTATCTATAGAGGTAGAAAAAGTAACCGTTTCAGATTCATGTTGTTCGGCAAAAAGTATAGCTCTTCCAAGCCTTGCCGCTTGATTTCTAGAAGTACAAGCAAACGCTTTTACTTTTTTTATTAATACCCCTAATTTTGCTATAGCCGCACTATCCTCTACAACTTCGTAATCTATCTCACGACTATCCATATTAAAATAACTAACGGAAACGACAGAATGACGTTGTTTTAGTGAACTTCCCGAATAACTAAAACCATCTTCGCCGACATTACCCAAATTAAATAAATAGCTAGGACTTGTTTCTTTATCTTGGGCTAAAGAAAAATTACCGTTAGACCATATAGGCATACATCGCATTACTCCCGCTAACTCGTTTATTACCGTAAAAGCTTCTTTAGGAGTCTGTATATTTATATTACAAGCAAATCTAGCTTCTTTAGCTCCCGAACCAGTTCCATCGTCTACTTCGGCGTTAGAATACCTACTTGCATTAAAAAAGCTAAAAAGATCAATATTTTCATAAATTTTTGCATCGGTACTTTGGTCGGGACTTATATGATCTCCAAACCCATAGCGTTTAGTTACTAAAATATCGAGAAGTATCATAGCGGGGCAAGTTGTATATACGGCTGCTCCCATATCTCCGGCAAAGACGTAGTTACTAGGATAATTTATTCTTCCATTAGCATCTACTGTCGGACTTATACCTCCGTTAGAAGCCGGTATGCGGACTTTAATACCCCTTATTCGATACTTACGACTTGGAATATTACTAAACTGCTTACTATCTAAACGAAGAGCTACATAGGCACTATTAGGATAATTATTAGTATTATCTCTTATTTCCTGAAAGCTAGTAAACTGAAAAGAGTTTTGCCTATTAGAACTTGTACTATCAGCCGTCACTCTTTCTACTCTAATATCTACGGGAAAGTTACCGTTTAAACTTATTCTATGATCTCTAGCGTAAGCATTAGCCGTCCTCCCACTTACAGTTGTTTCTACTCTAGTAGTAAAACTTGAATCTCCTTGAAATTTGGTAAGTATTTTATAAGCAACAGTATCACCTCTAAGATCTCCGTCATCTTCAGCTACTTGGATTTGCGGCCAAGTTAAAGTTACTACAACGGCGTCTGGATTATCGCTGCTGTTAGCTATCTGTCTAGTTACCGGAGAGCCGTTTTCTACCGTAGTATTTACTCCCGTCGGTGAACTAGTCTCATCTGGAAAACCGGATACAAAACTTTGATTAGAAGTTCCAAATCTAGACCTAAAAACAACATCTTTAAAATTAAAATCACTTTCAGCCGGACTTGCACTATTAGCGTTTGCATCTAAAACCGGCGTATCGTCTAAAAATACATCTTTTAAACTTGCATTATCGTATGCGGTAGAACCTTTTGTTAACCCTTCTCTAGAAGCAGAAGCAAAACCCTCTATTTCTCCTTCTGATATTAAATCTAATAAAGAAGCAAAAGAACGACTATGTAAAGTATCCGGAGCTCTATAGGGAGGTGGTGGCGGCTTAGGACCTCCTCCTCCGGCTCCTCTTATAATATTTTTTTCGTTTGTCATACTTCTACCTGATTAGTGTCGATAGCTGCCGAGATCACAACAGAACCAGTAAATATCTCACCATATACTAGCGGAACGGGAGTACCGGCTCTAGATGTATTTTGCACCCCGCTAAAACTAAATGAAAGTTGTGGGTCTTCTTCAGAATTAAATTTTTGCGGTTCGGGCAAAGGAAATAACATATCGGTTACACCCGTTAATAAAAGTCCGGCTCCTATACCAAAAGCGGCTTTAGCCCCAAAACTAGCGGTTGCAAAACTTGCTCCAAAACCTTTTCCAAAAGTAAGAGCTTTAGCTCCGAAAGCACCTCCCACCCCGAAAGATAAAGCTAAAAGTGCACCTCCTAAAAGTATTTTTCCCATATTACCTCCCGCCCCTTTTATTACCGGTATAAAATGAATATCTTGTTTTCCTATAGGATAATTTATTTCTTTTTCGTCTATAGAATAATCGCCTACCTTTACTTCGTAATAGTTAGGGGTCATTAAAGGTTCTAAATGTGGAAAATTATTAATTAAAAAACTAACCGCTTGGCTTATATTCTTAACGGTTACAGTAAATTCTTTTTCTCCAACAGCTTCGGCAAGTTCCCCATAAAGTTTGATTTTACGATGCATAACGATACCTCCCACCGGTACATTTTAGAAGCCACTCTGAGTAAGGTTCTATACAAGATAGTCTATCGGTTAAATGATGTAAAACATCGCCGTCTAAAAAAATCCCAACATGATTTAATCCCTCTCCAAAAATAGACATAAAAAGTAGATCGCCTTTTTCTAAATTTTCTTCGGGTCTTAATTTTCTAAAACCGGTACGCCATGCACATCTTTCGAACATAGGGTCTTTTAAAAACATTTCCGGAGTTAAAGGTCTTTCCCAATCTCTAAGTTCTATATTTTTTTCTTCTTTATACCAATCTCTTACTAAACTCCAACAATCAGTAACACCCCAAACCCAATGCCTACCTAATAAAGGAGGTTTATAACCGGTTGGCTCTAAGTAAGCCCAATCTTCGCTTTCGGGGTTTACTATATGCCAAACTAAACCACTTTTTTCACAACTTACTTTATCAGCTTCGGAAGGGTTAGGAAGGGTTTTAGGATGGCTATGAATACAAGCGACTATATCCCCCAAATTAGATGCTTTTACATAATCTTCGGGGTCTAAAATAAAACATTGGTGGGCAGTAATAGCTAAATTTCTACAAGGTATATATTTTTCTTTGCCTCTTATATTTACTAATAAACCTACTGATTCTTTAGGACTTTCGAGTTTAGCATGGGCTAAAGCCTCTTTTTTCCAAAGTTCTTTTTTCATTATACAAAAGTTCCTATAGAGGGAAACTCAGTTCTAGTACATTGTCTTTTTGGGCAGTTTACTCCGGCTATATCCATCGGGGCGGCTAACTCGAACTCTACTATCTCTCTATTTTCCGACGATTTACGATCAACTTGAAAGTGCTGAGTTTCTATAATAGCCGTATTATCGGCAGTAGGATTTTGCCCATTAGAATAGTTAACGGCGTCTATGAACTTAAACATAGTTCTCGTTCTAACTAATTTAGCTCCGGTTAAATCGTTTCCTTGCGTTGTTTCATTTACCGTTAAAAGTAAAGCTGAAATAAGTCCGGTTGCATTACTAATTGTAAGTTTAGGTCTAGGAAGTTGACCTTTCTGATATGCAAAACCTTCGGCTTTTATAGGAAAACGTAAATAACTATTTCCTTGCCATACTATTTCGCCGTTTGCGTTTAAATTACTACCGGCGTGAAAACGATAAACCGTATTCGCTCCATGTAAAGCTTGATCTAGAGTTAAAGTAAAAAGTTCTATTATCGCCGAAGGATTAATAGATTGTAAATCACTAAAACAAGCTTGACTAACGGTCATGATGGTTCGAAAACTTCTCTAAATGTAGCTCTTACGGTAGAACGATTACTTAAAATCATATCTTCCGTATAACTTTCACAAACGTACTGCCCCGCCGTTCCGTTAGGAGGGGTAAAAGTAAAACTATCGTTATCATCACTTCTAGCATCTAAAAAAGTCATTATAGTATTTGCATCTGCGATAGTTACGTTAAAAGTAAGTTGATATATATTTGGGTTCATGTGAGCGGGAATGCCCATAGTTATTCTATGTTCATAACCATCGGCAAACCTAACGGTTCGAACTTTTGCCGTTTTTTGTTTTTTAGTATTATAAGTAGGATTAATAGAAGGAAAGTTTGCCATTACGCTAAGAGTCCACCCGGTCTTTTTTGGTTTACTATTTCAGATTGTACAGCGATAGAGATAAGTCTACCTAACTGTTCAGCTTCGTTATTATCCCCCGCAACGCTTGTACCGCCGGCGTCTACATTAACTACAACATTAGTAGAACCGCCTAGAGCATGATTAGGAATAATAGTTCCTCCCCTATCGGGAACAAAAAGTTCGGGACCACGTTCACCGACTATAGAGGGGCGGCCTACGGGTGGACGACCGCCGTCTGCAAATTTTAAAAAACTAAAACCAAAATTTTTAAATATACTCATAACTCCAAACCGAATAAGTTGGTTTCTAATATCAATTAATATGCCTCTAGCAACTTCGCCTAATTTTTTAGTTCCATCTATAGCGGCTATTATTCCGTTAGTTACCCCGTCGGCTAAAGTTGTTACTATTCCCTGATATAGTTTTTCGTGATCTGATAAAATATTACTTTGGGTATTTAATAAATTATTTAGGGTTTTATTATCTACTAAATTTCCTTTAAGTAAAACAGATTTTCTTTCTTCTAAATCTTTTATAACTTGAGCTATATCTTTTAAAGTTAGGTTACTTTGTACTATTTCACTATTACTTATTCTTCCGGACATCTGATTAGTTAACTTTATTATATTATCTCTAGTTCCTTGTAACTGATTAATTCTTTCATCTAAAGCACTTATATCTAAACCTTGTGGTTGTATTTGTTTTACAAAAGTGGAAATTTTTTCTAAATCTTTATTTATGCTCCTAGAAGGAACAAACATTAAATTAAATCTTAAACCAGATATTTGCCTCTGAAACTCGCTAGTAAATAGCCTATTAATACCTCCTAAAACTCTATTAGCGGCATCTAAAGCTCCTAATAGAGCGGGAGTAAGAACTTCACCGATCGTTATCGCAAGTTTTTCTATATTATCTTGTAAAGTACTAAATTTACCGGCTAACGTTGTACTTTGGGCGACGGCACCTCCGGCATACTGCCCTCCGGTTTTAGTTAAATTTATCAAAGCTTGATTTACTAAATCGGCACTTATTTTTCCTCTCCGCATCATAGATTCGAACTCTACGCCTTGTTTACCTGTAATACGTTTAAGTTCGCCGGTTATATCTACCCCTCTTTCTAATAACTGTAAATTTTCTTCTTGTTGTAATTTACCTTTAGCTCTTATCTGTCCGAAAGCCGTAGTAATACCATCTAAATCGGCTCCGGTCGCTCCGGCTACATCTGATAATCGTTTTACGGTGTCAACTAGCTCGTCATTTTCGAATCCAAAAGCTTTTAAACGTTTAGTAGTTTCTATTAAGTCTTGAGTTTTAAAAGGCGTTACGGCTCCGAAAGCTTGTAATTGGCTAATAATTTTATTAGTAGTTTTTAAGCTTCCCGTTAATACTTCTAAACTTTTTCTTTGCGTTTCTAATTTTGCGGTATTAAATAAAACAAACTCAGCGGTTTTAAATAATCCAAAACCTAGTAATAAGTTTCTAGCCGCACCCGCTACAGCATTTAAACCTCCGGCTGCTACTCCGGCTGCCGCTCCGGTTGCTCTTAAGCTTTTATTAGTTTTATCTATTCTTCCTTTAAGCCTTCTATTATTACCGGCTAACTTCCTAGTAATATCATTAGTCCTTTGTAAAGGTCTTATAGCGTTACTTGCATTAACTATTAAATTAATTCTTGATTCTGTCGCCACTACTAAAAAGCTTTTTTTCTATTCTATCTTATTTTTTATCCATAGCCTTTTTTTCTTCTTCTCTTTTTACTTCGTAAAATGCAGCCCAAAAAACTAGCTCCGT